TTAGATAGAGTAAACGTAAGAAGATTATTAATCGAGCTTAAGAAGTTCTTAGGAGATCAAGCTAGAAACTTAGTATTTGAACAAAATACAGTAGCAACTAGAAACAGATTTTTATCTATAGTAAATCCATACTTAGAATCAGTAGTACAGAGACAAGGTCTTTATACTTTTAGAGTAGTAATGGATGACACAAACAACACCGCAGATGTTGTAGACAGAAATCAATTGATAGGTCAAATATTTATTCAGCCAGCTAAAACTGCAGAATTTATTGTACTTGACTTTACAGTTGAGCCAACTGGAGCAACATTTAATGGATAATTTTTAATTAACGATATTTATAATAAAGTAAATACAACATGGCAGTATTAGATCCAAACGAAATTATGTTTAAGGCCTTTGAACCAAAGGTGCAGAACAGATTTGTAATGCTTATCGATAACATTCCTTCCTTTATGGTAAAGAATGTAAAGGCTCCTACCTTTACCGATAACGTTATAAAATTAGACCACATCAATTCATATAGAAAAATTAGAGGAAAAAGAGAATGGGACGATATGACCATGACACTTTACGATCCAGTAACTCCAAGTGGAGCTCAAGCAGTAATGGAATGGGCAAGACAGGGTTACGAATCAGTAACTGGTAGAGCAGGGTATTCTGATTTCTATAAGAAAGATTTAACTCTAAATATATTAGGACCTGTAGGAGACATTGTAGGAGAATGGATCGTTAAAGGTGCTATACTAACAAACGGAGACTTCGGTCAATATGACTGGACATCTGATGAAGCTGTTGAAATCAGCATTACAGTAGCAATGGACTACTGCGTATTAAATTACTAATACACACACCTACCTCTTTAAATTAATTAACCCGGATCTTTTCCGGGTTTTTTGTTGTTTATAAAAGTTTTTTTTCTTATATTTATATATAGAATAAGTTATAACTAAATAAAATTTATGGAATCAAAATTCAAACTGCCTACTGAATCAGTGGAACTACCTTCAAAAGGATTTCTCTACCCCGAAGATTCTCCTCTAGCAAGCGGTGCATTAGAAATGAAGTATATGACTGCTAAAGAAGAAGACATACTAACTAACCAAAACTTCATTAAAAACGGTACAGTAATAGATAAATTATTACAATCTCTGATAGTAGATAAAAACATTAAGCTGAACGAACTGTTGATAGGAGATAAAAATGCAATAATGATAGCAGCAAGAGTTTTAGCATACGGTAAAGACTACACTGTGACTTTTGCAGGAGAAAAAGTTACTGTAGACCTTTCAAAGTTAGACAATAAAGAATTAGACGAAACTCTCTACAATGATAGAAAGAATGAATTTAAATTCTCACTACCTCATACAGATAATCAAGTTACTTTTAGATTATTAACTCATGCGGATGAAAAGAATATAGAAAGAGAAATAGAAGGTAGGAAAAAATTAAATAAAGATTCAAGCACACAAGTTACCACAAGGTTATCCTATATTATAACCAGTGTCAACGGATTAGCAGAAAAAAAAGATATAAGAGAATTTGTTAACGATTACTTATTAGCAAAAGATTCAAGAGCTCTTAGAGAATACTACAATACAGTTTCACCTGATATAAATATACAGCATACATATACAAACGATGCTGGAAGAGAGGAGGTATTTGAGATCCCGATTGGGATAGACTTTTTTTGGCCTGACCTCTGATTATAGGCAGATAGTCTTTTCTCAAATACACGAAATAGTATTCAATGGCGGTGGTGGTTATTCATGGCCGGATGTTTATAATATGCCTATATGGTTACGAAATTTCACTTTTAATAAAATGAAAGCACATTTCGATAAGGAAGCAGAAGCATATGAAAAATCTAATAAACCATCAAAGAAGAAATCAACACAGATCGCTAGACCAAACGTTAAACCAGCTTATACTACAAAAGCTTCTAACAAATAAAAGACTTTACTATTTATAGGAAAGAAGTACCTCTATGGCTGAAGATAAAGAATACGAAAAGCAACGGCAGAAAACTAAAAAACAGACTCAACAAGATGTTGATGAATTAAGCGTGTACGTACAGGATACTATGATATCCGTTGCCGCCAAAATTGGTGAAACTCTTAAAGAATCTGTAAATGAAGCTATAGACGGTGCAGATGCGTCCGTAATTAAATCAATAGGAAATGATCTTACACGTCAATTTAAATCTGCTGCTAAATTCTCCGATACTTTAGCTTCTAATAATGCAAAATTAAACCAAGGAATACTTACAGGTAAGGATATAGAGAAACAACAGTTCCAACTCCAAGAAAAAAGATCTGCTCTGGTTAGAAAGTTACTGCATGCTAAAAAGATGGGCGTGGAGTATAGCATGGAAGATAGACAATTAGCTTTCGCTGCACTTAAAGTACAGGAAGAGCAGTTAGCTAAAGATAAGGAACGAGCTGATCAAATTAAAGATACTTTAGGTGAAACAGGAGAAGTATTTACTAGACTTAGTAAAAACAAGTTCTTCGGCGGTCTTTTGAATGCAGAGGAAGGTTTAAAGGGTATGAGAGCTGAGGCTGCTAAAAACGGTAAAGCTTTTTCTGGTCTTGGAGGTAAAGTTAAACTTATAGGAAAAGGAATCGGAGCAGCATTTTCAGGTATAGAATCAGCTACAATTATTCTAGGAGTTATTAAACTTATAGTAAAGGCTTTTAAATTTGTATTAGATTTAGCATTAGGATTCCAGAAAAAAGTAGTTGAAACTGCTCAAACATTCGGTGTAGCAAAAGAACAAGCCAGAAAAATGGTGGAAGAAGTTTCTAAAGGAGCAGATGCTTCTGGTAAACTCTACATGAACACATCTGCTGCTCTAGCTGCTCAAAAAGAGTTAGTAAATTTATTAGATAGAGGCGGTAAATTTATGGCTGATTCTTTAACTTCAGTAACGTTTTTGCAACAGAGATTAGGATTATCTTCCGATACTGCTGCTAAATTTGTTTCTAAGTTTGAAATGTTTGGTAAAAGCTCAGAAACCGGTTTAGATAATATCTTAGAAATGAATAATTCAATGATTAATACTGGGCAAAGTACTGCCACGTTTGGTCAAGTTATTAAAGGAGTTTCAGAAGCATCAGGACAAATTCAAGCATCATTTGGTTTTAGTGCTAAAGCTATAGCTAGAGGATATAATGCAGCACGTAAATTAGGATTAACTTTATCCCAAACAAGAAGTGTTTCTGAAAATCTTTTAGACTTTGAAAGTTCAATTGCTGCAGAAATGGAAGCAGAACTTTTTCTAGGTAGAGATATAGAAGTAGATAAAGCCAGACAATTAGCTTTACAGGGAGATATGGTCGGAGCTACTCAAGAAATAATGAAAACTATGAAAGGTTTGACAAAAGAGGAAAGAAAACGTCCTCTTCTAATGAAAAACCTTGCAAAACTATCAGGATTATCAGTAGACGAACTACAAGATGCTTATGCACTAGAACACGATAGAGGTAGACAAGCACAAGAGCAAATTAAAAAGCAAAAAGAATTTCTTAAGAGACAAAAAGAGATTAAAGAAATGGTAGGTAAAACTGCTGAACAGAAAGAAGAACTGATAAAAAAGTTACAAGATGAGTTAGGAATAGCAAACGCCTCTAGAAAACAATTAGATGCTAACGTTACCGCTGGACAAGCCTTTCAAGAAGTAATAGAAAAAGCTAAAAATGCTTTACAGAAATTTGTAGGATCTGGAGCTTTAGATAAGATGGTAGACCTATTAACAGAATTTATAGACAGAGTAGCAAAAGTAGGATTCGCACGAGCAGCTTTTGGCGGTGGTGGAGCAGAAGTAGCTAAAGATAATGCTGACAAACTTTTAAAACAAAAAGATTTATCAAAAGAAGCAGTAGAAAAGATTAAAGTTACTCAAGAAAAAGCATCACAAGGATTCTGGTCCAAAACATGGGCATTTGTCAAAGGTGGAGGTTTATTAGGCCCTATGGGAGCAATTCGGGGGGGTATGAACTTGATTGCGAAAGAAGCAGAGATAGATGCAGCACGAAAATCTCTTAAAACCGATGTAGAGGGACTTCCTAAAGAAGCAGTAGTTAAAGATTTTACTCTTAAACCATTAGGTGAAGATACAATTACCATGGCAGGTGGTACTAAATTAGGAGGTAATGTAGAAAAACTTTTAGAACAACTTATATCTGTTGTCAGTAACGGAGGAAACGTATACTTAGATGGAGCAAAAGTTGGACAAACACTTGTATTAAATTCAAAACTTAGCAATTAATAACTATTTATATTAAAACAACACAATTATGTCACTATTATCAAAAGTAAAAGAATCTGTTTTAGGACTAAAAGGACAAACACCTTCAAAAAGAGCAGGAGCATTAAAAACTTCTACTCTACACTTTAAATCTTCAATAACTGATGATCCGGATATTTTAGCTGGTCAATCCGAATTGAGTTTAAAAGGTAAAAAACCTGCTAATAACTATATTAATAATTTACCAGAAAAAGGTATAAATTCAAGAGCAGCAGACAATACAGGTACCAATTCAACAAACAGAGGTTAAATAAAATAAATATAAATGCCGTTAATCGATATACAGACAGATCTTAAGTCGTTGACTTTTGGTGAGTTTGGATCTGATGAACCTTTAGTAATTAAGGACATCAATAATAATCCAAGCCCGAAAGGTATTCACTTGGAAGCTACTAAACGAGTTGACGATTTAAAAAGAATTGCCAAGTTGCTAACAAGCACTCCGGTAGGACTAAAGCATGCAGCTAATCAAGCTATGTTGAACACCTTGGAGCAGAGTATAGCTACGAAAAATAAAGATAAAACAGCAGCAGGAAAATTACTTAGAGGACTTGGTGGAACTGTAAAACAACTTGCCTCGACATTAGCACAAGTTCCAGTAAGCGGTACAGGATTACATTTTGTAGAAGGATTCTCAGGTAAATTAGGATACTTAAAAGGAGTTAGAGGTCATATAGAGTATAAAAATAACAGAAGACAAGACGGAATAATCACCACCAGAGGTATAATAGAAAAAACAGGTGAATTTGAAGTTAACAACAGTAATTTAGTATTAGATTATTTTAGTACAAGAACAAAAGCTGACGGCACAACGGAATCAAGAGCTACTCTTCTTTCAGAAAAATTAAGCGAAGGTGATACTTTTCCTAGGAATAAAAAAGGAACTTTTGATGAGATAATAAACAAAAGTTATAATTACGGAGAAGACGACACCGGTATTTATACTAGCAAACTAAGCCCTACACTTACATTAGACGGCACTGGATTTAACGAAGTAGACTTAACATCAGCTTTTGATACTATTACAGCACGTATGCCAACAACTTCTTCTATTGAAGAAGCAGCTCAGGTAGATGCGGATACAGATAAACTTTACGATGATTTAATTAGATTCAGATTTAAAATTATAACACCACAAACAACAACAGGAGGAGACACTAAAATCACACATTTAAATTTTAGAGCGTTTTTAGATTCTTTTACTGATGATTATACTGCTAATTGGAGTAGTTTTAAGTACATAGGAAGAGCCGAAGATTTTCACACATATGGTGGATTTGAACGTACTATTAACTTTTCGTTTAAAGTAGCAGCACTTTCTAGACAAGAACTTCAACCAATGTATGACAAATTAAATCTTTTAGCAGGTTC